GTGTGTTCAGGTGCTCAATCAAGCCAAGGCGTTCCAACCGCTCATGGTTGAGACGCTCGCAGTATAAATCTGCTTCGTACTGAGACCTGAATTCCTTGATTTTGGTTTCGCCATTGCGGCCCACAATATTGAATTTCATTTTTTTATCAATCCTCTCCAGTTGGCTCATTTCTTCAAAATGTTTACTCATTTTTTTCCTCCACTTTCACTATTTCGCCGGTTTCCTCAACGACCCAAACTTTCAGAACCCATGCACGGGCGAAAGTGTCTTCGCTGACGCGCGTTTCACCATCAAGCGCATCTTTCAACGAATGTCCCCGCCCTTTGCACCATGTAAGCCATTCGCCCACCGCTTCTGGGATCACCGGCAGATCATCTGGCAACGCAGCGTCATATTCTGAAAGATATTGATGTTTTTCCATACCATAGTTAGTGCTTCGCTCGATTCCAGACATCACGAAAAAGTCAAGAGCCTTTTTTAATACGTCCCGCTTTGTCTCATTGCTCATCGTCAGTCACCTCCACAGGCTTAATTGCCTTTACCCAAGCTGGAGCCGTCTCTAGTTCCTTCTGGGTAACTGTAAAGTGCATGTATGATGGATCTGTCTCACATTCGTCTGTTAGCCAGCGCCCTTTGTGGCAATACGCGTATAGTTGGAAATTGTCGTTGTCATCGTTCTCTTCCAGTGTTCCGTCCATGGGCAGAAGATACTTCTTCTCCTTTGCCACGGTGTAGCCGTTTGTTAGTGCACTTTTAAGACGAGTAACATCCTCGGGTCTTCTGCCCCGAAACAATAAGTTAATATTGTTTAAAAATGCATCTTGTAAATTAGTCCACAGGCAGTTCTTCACTAATTTTGCTTCTTCTGGGCTGACGACCACTTTCTCTGGCTCCTCAAAGAGCATGACAACGTGGCCACCATAATCACGCGCAATATCCTTAGCATTATCTTCGCTGACAATAGTGGGACCATGCGCGTCTGACAATGACAAAAATTCTGCATATTCACAGTCAAAATATTTTCCTTCATCGTTCTTTACCGCGTACAGTTTTTCTTCGCTCATTTTTCGTCCTCTACTTTCGTAAGCTTGTACAAAGTTCCTTTGATGTCCACGTAAACTGGCTCACCGGTAGCTTGGCTGATGTAAACATCGTCTACTTCTGACTCCATTGGTCGGCCTCCGTTACATTCATTCAGCGTTGTCTGTATATAGCACGTTTCTGCTCTGGCATACCGGATCTTTTCGCCGGTGGTAGAACTCCTTTGAGACGCAATCTACGAATCTTGGCTTGAATAGTGCCAACGTTTCGATTTAATATTTTCGTCAATTTGTCGTAATTTGCTGTCACGCCAAAACTGTCAAATTCGATATTGTTGACAAGGAGTAATAAGTCTGATTCAGTCCACTTTTTCACTAGCATAGGGCCCTGCTTTCGGCAAATAGATTCAATGCCGTATTTGGTTCTGCCCATCATTTGAGCTATTTCTTCGTGAGTATGTGTTGATCGAAGTTTCATGATCATTTGCTTTTCTCTTTTGCTATAGAAGCTTCCATACTTTTCTATCTGGTTTTCTTTGCAAAACTTCGGCAATTCACCACGATGTCTAAGCTTATTTGCAGCGTGTTTAACGCCCAGAACGGTTCTCCCAAACATGTCGGCAAGTTCTTCATAGTTGAGGATCGCATTTGTATCAGCTGCCATGATCACTTCATCTTGAAAGCGATCAAGTTCTTCAGGCGTCCAATTTTTGTTTACTCTGTCTTGTTTCATATCGTTCACCTCACAAAGCGGCCATTAATTGTCCGATCTTTGCATCTGCAGATGTCTCTGTATCCTTAAGTAAATGGATATAGACCTTCTGGGTTGTCAGCGAGCTAGAATGGCCCAACCGTTTTGCGACAGCCTGTAAGTTGATGCCTTTGCCAATCAGTAACGATGCATGTGTATGCCGCAATCCATGCGCCGATATAACGGAAACGCCAGCATTCTCACAATGACGTTTCAAGATGTCATTAATGGTCTCGTTGTATATACGCTTACCGTTTGGTACAAATATTGGCTTATCTTTCGGCAAATTTTGGATCAGCATTGCAAACTTTGCTGCAGTTTTGTAATCAAGTGCAATCGTTCGCACAGATGATTTATTTTTTGTAGGGGCAAACTTACCTGTAGCGCTTTTGTAATCCCAAGTTTTGTTAATCCTTAGTGTCAAAGAGTCCAAATCGAAGTCTGCCGGTGTTAGCCCGAGAGCTTCTGCAAATCTCAGTCCCGTCTTGGCAAGCAGTAAAATCATGTAATCGTAATCTAGCTCTTTTCCCAAATTGAGATCTTGGAGAAGTTTTTCTAATTCTTCTGGCTGCAAAAACTTAATCTTGTGTTCTCTATGCCTAGTGCCGCCAATAACTGCACGCAAGGTTGGATCTCGCTTGATCAGTCCTTCGTCTAGAATGTCCTGAATCACGCATTTGAGCTGGTGATGAAAATCCATGCATGTTTGATGCTCATGTGTCTCTGCATACTTGCTTAGAAGCTGTTGATAGCTTCTGCGGGTGAGCTGTGTCACCTTTAGTTGCGGTACCAACAATTTGAGCATTCGCTCGGTGTTCTCCCACTTGCGATAGGTCACTGGCGTCACATAATTGTGCTTGTATGTCTCAATCCACTTTTTGAAATAGGTCTGAAATAACTGTTCATTTCTCTTCAAGTTTGTCCTCCTTTCCCGCTGTTAATTTCTGAATGGCTTCGTTGTATCTTGCGGGTATCTCTGTTGATTCAATGTGATTTTGTTCAGGCTCTAGCCACTGTCGAATATCAAATTCTTGCTCAACGTCTTTGCTGTGTGGCATCACATTCACTGTACTAAAATGCAAATAGTCGTCTTCATCGTTTTGAATGAAATATACTTGTCTAGCAGCACGTGTCAGACTGTCACCATGAACAATTGTTGCGTTCATGCCGCGAATGGCACAGTTGAATATTAGAAACGGCAACGTACTGTCGCCAAGCTCTTCAAGGTGATAAAAATACATGCTTGGCCGATAGTCCCATGGCTTGTGCTTCAAGCGGTCCTGTTGCCATCGCTGAATCAGCATTGAACCAGTTCCGGCCGCGACCTCGTAATACTCGCTACTGTCATTCGATCCAACGAGCATGTTCACGAGCTTGCTAATGCTTTCAGGGGTGAAATCTTGTTTCTTGTCTTTGCGATCAGCTTGAACGCTCATGAAATATTCTGAGAACCAGTCATGTGATACGTCTGTGCTAACGTCTAGAAATTGCTTAAAAAGCTCGTTACGCTTTTGCTGATCCATGACAATGCCCATCAATGCTGCTGGGGCCTGTTGTGCTTCGCGAACGCCTAACAGTTTATGAACGACATCTGCTGTGAATTTGGTCGTCATTTTCTCGCCTCTTATAGTTGTTCTTCCGTGAATAGTCCTGTTCGGTAGTCATATCTGGCAATTGTGATCGGTATCTTGTACCTGATCATGAACAGCAGCATTCGCAGCCTGGCATCGGTGGTCAAAGTAGCGTCTCCGCCTTTAATGTCAACAACTTTTGTCAACTCATCACCGTCATAAAAGCAGTAGTCGGGTGTGTATATGCGTGCTGAATAACGTTTGCCATTGATCTTGAATGCCGACAAAATCTCAAACGATTCTTGAATCGTTACCTTCTGTGGCTTGTTGCGTATCAGCATGTAGTAGGCGCCCTCTGCTTTGCTTGCGAATCTAATGCCATCAATCACAACTGGTTGCGCGTTGTATTTGCCTCTGCGTCTCTTGCGGATAGCCATCGCTAACGACCCGCAATCTCTTCATGGCCGTTGTTACGGCTTGGCAACTTGATCTCAAACTCACTTGCCACTCGCTTCACGAACGTTGTTGACTTCCCAATCCGTTTCGCAACGTCAATCAGTGTGTCGCATTGTGAGGCCGCTTCTGCAATCCCACGCGCGTATTTGGCACGGGCTTCTTTTCGCTTTTTTGAAATCTTTTTAAGACCGTTGTTGACTGAAGTCTTCAAAATATCGCTGTCATCAACACCGGATACAGCACGTTTTTCGACAATCGCTTTCTTTGATACAACGATCCGGTTGTTGAAATCTTGCTTCTCGACTTTTGAGAATGCTTCGCTTTCAGAAATGTCTAGCATTGCAGAGTTTTCGTAGCGCTTAAGCAATTCTGCTTTGAAATCGCGCCACGCTTTGTCGCCTTGCTTGTATAAACGCACTGTTACTTGTGTCATGCCTTTGCCTCCTGCTTAATTAATGGTGCTTCTGAGAAGTCCAGTGTTGCAAAGTGCTTAGCCAGCTCAATCAAATTAAGCAGGCTTCCTGAAACTTCACCGTCAGTACGAACACTTTCTGATGCTTCATGAATCATGCGTGTATTGGCCTGTACAATGCCCTCAACAAGCACGATAATGTCTTGCCACTGTGCTTCGGTAACTTCTAGGCAGCCTTGATCATAATCGTCCTCAATGTCAGCTATCGTTTGATTCAAGGCCATTTCATAGGCCCGCAAACGTTTATCCAAGCGTTGCAAATATCTATTTGTCATTTCTTCGGCTGTCACGATCTTTTCCCCCTTACGTCCGCTAACTTTTCAAAATTTAATGTGCAGTCTTTTGATTTTGGAATAATTCGGCTGATTAGTTTGCTGTTGTACATGTGCTCAAGCTCGCTCATCTCGTTGTTCGTTGTGATGATTGTTGATAGACGAGGCCTGTTGCTCTCAAAATCAAGACGGGCATTCGCAACACGGTACATCAGCTCTTGCATATCGCGTCTAACTGGCTTGATGTCTAGTTTCATACCGCCTTCTGTACCGAAGTCGTCCAGTAGTAGCACGTCAGCCTCTTTCATTGCGCGCTCAATGCCCGCTAAACGCTGGCGAACGTCTGGTGCATCGTATTGCAAGCTCATTAGGTTACTCAGCTCTGCTGTTGAAATAAACAGCCC